GTTAGATGAACCGCCACCGCCACCGCCACCACCAGTTGATGTAATGGATGAAAAGACAGAATTACCGCCATCACCACCTTTATTGCCAGCAGATGCAGCAGCACCACCAGCACCAATTGTTACTGTGTAAGCAGTTCCAATAGCAACAGAAAGTCCTGTGGCAGTTAGTAGTCCACCAGCACCACCACCACCACCAGCACCAGAAGCAAAGTTATCCCAACCGCCCCCACCCCCGCCAGCCACGACAAGGTATTCCACCGCTGTGACAGGGTAGTTAATGCCGTTACGTCCAGCACTTAGAATTCCACCTACTCTTTTGGACATGATTAGTCCTTATGAGAGTTCTTCGTATGAAATCGTGTAGGCTATTTTTGACGCTGTGCTACTGGTCACAACAACAGACTTGTCTTCTTCAAGATAGAAAGATGTTGATTTGTCAGACACAATCAAAGACGCATCAGGAGGTACTGAGACAGTCGATGCCAATGGGTATGAAGTGCCAGAGCCAGCCGCAGCAGTATTAACCGCCACTGTTGTGTCATAGGCAGTTGTGCCATCCACATTGGCAGCAATGACCATATTAACTTTGAACACCTTGCCACTAGAAGCAGCGTTAGCAAGCAATACATTGGATGTAGTGTTTGCTGGTGTTAGATATGTAGTCTTTGCCGTGATAGTTGCGACAGCGACAATATTTGGTGCAGCCATGATAAGTTCCTTTAATTAACCACCGAAAACCATCGCCATAGCGATAGCCTTGCCTGTTGTTGCGCCACCAAGTGCTGTTAATGCTGCACCTGCTGTACTTGCGCCTGTACCACCAGCAGTAATGGGGATTGTATCTCCACTAAGACCTGCTTGTAAATCTTTTAACTGAGACATTAACTCACGAATAGCATCGTTAATGCCAGAAGGCGCACAGCCCTCTGCAATGTTAATTCCGTCAATATCTGTATTGTTAGCAGGTGTACTGCTGAACTCACTAATTTTTGTCTTTGCCATTATTTACTCCGTTAATCCAAATGCAGCACCATAACCTAAAGCAAGTGCCTTACGCTGTAATTCTCTGTTAAGAGGCTCAACTGTCATAACTGATGCTTTTTTCATCAATGTGGACGCTAGTTTAGGGTCTAGCATTGCATTAACTAACAATTCACGGATAGCATCATCTGTTCCGTTATAAAGCCAATTCATTGGTGCAGCTACCTTTTGCAATGCTTGTGGAACATCCCCAAACATTTGCTTACCAATAAGTCCACCAATAACATTAGCTGTACTCATGTTTTTGAATGTATCAGAGCCAGCTACTTTAGTTGCTCTTGGCAATACACCACTATCTAAGTCTTCAGCAACCATCTTTAATAAAGACAACTGAGTACCAGATAATTTAGTATCTTTTTCTGCTGCACGAATAGCATTTAAAAACTTAGGCTGAGAAATCAAATAATCGTTAGCCCTTGATGGGTCAGGAGTAGTTGATAAAACTTTGCTCTTAAACTGTTGTGCAGCCTCAAGACGCTCAATGCCTTTACTAGAAGCCGCATACTTAGATAAGTAATCTTTATAACCAGTAGCACCAGCTTCAATAGCATCATCTACGGCACGAATAACAGATTCAAGTTGTGGTTTAGCAGCACGATAAGCACCTGCTGTTGGGCCATCTTTAGAAGACTTATCTAATAATCCTTGAGCAGCAGCCCTTAAATCTTTACGAATTTCATAAAGTTCAGCAGGGCTAGATGCACGAGCAATGTCATCTTTAGCATCATTCATAACAGACATAACAGTCTGACGCTTACCAACTGGTGAAGCCAAAATATCATCAATAGTCTTATTGACTGTCAATGAAACAGCAGACTGAAACGTCTCTGGCGTAACAGTAGAGTTAGCAAATGCTTGTTCTCTTAAAGGTGTAGTTACTTCATCACGCTTCTTTAGAGCAGATGTTAATACATCCTCATCTTTTGCAAGACGATTAAGAATAGCCATTTGCGCTCTATTAGCCTCTAGTGCTTGAGTAGCAAAACGTCCACCAGTTACATCTAATCCTTTAATTGCAGTCTCAGCACCAATCAATCCTATGTCACGAGTTGCTTGTGCAGTCGTTGGTGCATATCCACTAATTTTAGGAATATATGATTCACCAGACTTAATTGCTTGTTCAGCATCAGCAGCCAAGTTACGCAATACATTTCCTGTAATAACTTCACGTCCAGCTTGTGTAAATGGACGAATAGACTCTTTAACTGTACGAGCAACAATAGGGGCAGAACCTGTTGCACCACCTGCTGTAATAGAACCTGCCAAAGCACCTAGTGTTTGACCAAGTGGCCCAACATCACTTTCACGAGCCGCACCTGATGCCAATGCACCACCTGTAGCCGCAGCACCTTGTGTTCCTAAACTCTTAGTAAAGAAATCTTGAACAGAAGGTGCAAATCTTTGAGATATAGATGCAGGGCCAGCTACGCCAAAACCTGCGCTAGTTACATCCTGTACCACACGCTCTTGTGGAGTTTGTGGATTAGGAACACCAGCTTGCGTCATTAGACTTTGCAATGCTTGGCTAGTTGGCTGCATTACTTGTCTACCAGCTAATAAGTTAATTAGTCCTGTAAGTGCGTCAGCACCCATAGTAGGTATAGATAAAGCACCAGTTACTGCTGCTCTACCTGTTAAACCTAACTGGCGACCAATATCGCTCATACTTCCAATTTGCATTTGTTCTGGACGAGGAGAAGTAGTTATTTCCTTAATAGCTTCTTCTCTTGTCATTCGTTTAGCAGGTTTAAGTGCTTCAGCTACCTTTGTTCCGCTAAGAATAGCTAAACCAGAATCAGAAACTTTAGATAAGTTTCCTGACTGTAACGCCATCAAATCATCATCTGATAGATTAGTTAAGTCCATTATTTTTTCCTACGAGCAATTTCAGCAGCAATATCAGCCATAGATGGCATTGCTTGAACTGGTGCTACCAATGCGTCAGCAAGAGGATTTAGCAGTAATGAGCCATTACCACCAAGTTGCTGAGAAATGCTTGTATAAGGTGCTTTTTGTGCCTCTAAGTTACGAGCCTTAGACTCAACTAACTTACCAGCAACTGCAAGTAATCCTGCACGTTCTTGTGGTAATAACTCTTGACCATTTAATGCCCTTTGAGCATAAGCCTGTATTGACTGAGGGATAGAACGATTCCCAAGAATTGTTTTCTTGTCTCCTTCTTGCACAGCACCAGATGGGTCATAAATCTTACCAATTGCATAAATCAATGCACCATCAGCAGTTTTATTCCCTGCATTAGCTTCCTGTACGGCAGCCTGAGCAGCTTTGTATCTATCAGCAACTTCCATTGCACCAACATCTTTAACAACGCCACGCCAATCTTTAATAACATCAGATTGTGCTTTAGCTACTGCTGTAGGGTCTTTTAAATCTACCGCTACTTTAGGTGCGCCCGCAGCACGTTTTGCTAACTCAAAGTCTTGGAAAGTTCCTTTAAAACCTTGGTCTTGAGCAAACTTATACTCAGTAATTGCACTAGGTACTGGCTCACGCTTTGGTGCGCCTGTGGCAACAGACATAGGCTTACCATCAGAACCAATTTCATAACGAACTTGGCCTTCACCAAGCGTATAACCTTCTGGGCGCAATGCTTTCTCTACACCTGATGCTGTTTGTAATGCAGTCATTCCAGCAGTGCCAAGACCCATTAACTCACGAGTAACTGAACGCAAACCACCACCAGCTTCTTGTGGTTGATTTGGGCCAGCAATCTGTTGACCTGCAATGTTAGTCAATGGTGTATCAGCAAATATCTCAGGACGATATGCTTTAGCCAAAACTTGTTGTGCTTGCAATTGTTGTTGCTTAGTAAGCTGTTCTTCTTGACGTTTCTTTAGCAATTCTTGCAATTGAAAGTTTTGAAGTTGGTTTTGCAAGGTTTCTTGCATACCGCCTTTATAAGCCTTTTGACCAGCTTGTAAACCTTCAGCAATAGATGCACCAGTATTACCACCTTGGAACAAACGTCCTGCTAGAGCGTATAGTGCTTGTGCTTGTGCATCATCACGATTACGAGCAATATCAGCAGGTGACATACCGAGCAAACCCATTGTGTCTGCACCGCCTGTACCAAAAATATCTAATAGTCCAGCCATGATTTAACCCCCACCACTCAGCCAGTTAGATGCGCCATCCCACAAGTTACTAATACCTGTAGAGCCTCCTAGATTTTTATACAATCCACCACCAACAGCCGCTAAACCAAGAACATTTTGCAATGTAGATGTATCGTTAGAACCGCTAGAAGTAGATTGCCCTACTCGTCCCAATGGGTTTCCATAGACAAGCGATAGATAGTTCTGTAAGTTCTGTTGTGGTTGGTTTTGCAAGAAGTTAAACTTAGCCATGTCGCCCTGTAATTGCTGACCTTGGTAACCCTCACGGATTTGACCAGCTTGCAACATATTCTGAATATCTTGGTAATCAGCAGCAGCCATTTGAGGCGCAGCCATCGTAGCCGCTTGTTGCCTTGCTCGCTCAGCATCATAGTTCTGATAAGCCAACTGTCCAGCAGTATTAGCTAATTGTTGACCAAATACACCAGTAGCTCTATCTTGAAGCGAACCCATAGCACCAGAGCCATAACGTCCTGCTAGGCTTGCTTTAGATGCAATGTCGCCTAATGTACTCTGAAACTGAGTCTGAGCAGCTTGTGCAGCAGGTTGGAAAGCACCTTGAAAGAATGGATTACCACCCAAGAATCCACCAGAAACTGTGTTCTGGAGTTGATTCTGAGAAGACTGCAATAATGGATTACCCAAAGAAGCACGAGCCTCTAAAGCCTGTAATCCCGTCTGAGTAGCAGTTGTAGGGCTAACAAAGGTAGGGCCACCATAGTATTGAGGGCCACCACCCTGATACATTTGTTGCGCTTGCTGTAATCCGTAACCTAGATATGGTTGGATTGTTGGGTCAATTTGTGACGTAGTGGTAGTAGCCATCTTTACTCCTAGAGTTTCGGATTCCGAGATGGGTCATCCACGGAATACATTATACATAAATTATTAAAATCAACCAATAATTGCATATCTATACGTCTTATTTGCAGTTGAATTGGCAAAGTGGGTAATCGTAGCCGTACCTTGTCCTTGGGAACTGGCATAGATGTTTGTTGAGGCAGCAAGTGACACTAAGTTAACAGTCGCTATCACAGATGGCGTAGATGGTCTTGTGGGGCTTGTTCCAGCAACATAATGCTCAATTACCACACCAGTATCTGACGCTCTCCACATTAACTGGATATAGTCATTAGCCGCCAAATCTACAAAGAAGTTCATTGCCCCAATCAAGTGGTAAGGGTCACCAGATGCTTTTCTCTGGGCTAAACCAAACCTACTATTGGAAGCAGCTATATCTGTTCCGTTTTTTCTGAACCAAATATCAGCATCTTGCGAGTCGTTTGTTGTGTTTTTCAGTTGAATACTAAACTGTATGTTATACAACCCTGCTGCTTTTACATTTAACCTAGAACTATTTGATAAGGTAACCCCATTAGAGAAGTCGGTTGTATCAAAGGTAATAGGATAGGCAGTCGTTGTATTAGCTACAGTCTGGTCTGTTCCGTCTTGAAAAGCACCATAAGGCGTAGAATCAGCAAAGGCAGCAGCAGATGCAGGGACAAAGACAATCACGCTGTCTGGGCCAATCCTTCTATCTGTCAAAGTGGTAGTTAAAGCACCACCAGTTGCCAGAGTCAAAGTTCCTGTGTTATTGGTCTTTCCGTCCATAATGCCACGGACTACCTCGGCTACAGCCCTCTGGTCACCACCAAAAGCAGGTAGGCTTCTAAACATTAGCGAACCCCTTGTGGCGTAACATCCACATCTACCGCCACCGCAGTCTTCCAAGCCGCACCAGTAGGTGTTAGCTTTAATCTGTGATATCTACCAGCACTACGCAATGAAACCCTATTCTCAGAGTCAGCAGCAGTAGAAGTCCCATAAGTGACACTTTGGTTTAGCAAGGTGCGTGAAGCAATAGACAAAGAACCAGAACCATTATCAACAATAGGTCTAGCTAAGGTTACTACTGAGTTTGCGCCTACATCTATATCGCCAGTAGCAATGCTTCCTGTCAAACTAGCACCAGTAAAGGAGTAAACCCTAGTTCCGTAAGTTCCACCTAAGAAATACTTACCACCGATATATAGCAAAGAATCTAAACTTGTTGTTAAAGCGTCAATAGAACCAGATATAGCGTCTAGTTCCTCAAGCGTTAATGCACCTGATGATGCTTCACCTAAATAATCTGTATTGGCATCGCCATAAGTCCATTTTTTAGTCTGGAAGTTGTAAATCATCAGTTTACGAACAGCATCTACACTTTTGTAATTCCAGATTACAAGTTTGCGAACTGGGTCAATTGCCGCAGACATAGTTGAATAGTCTGTTTCACTGGCATCATTTAAAAAGAACCTATCTATTTTTTCTGCGCCAATAGGAACAACTTGTTGTCCATCACACATATAGAAACCATCATCTGACAAGAAGAAGGTAATTCCTTGGTACTGAGCAATTGAGCCAGCTACCATGCACCCTTTATTCCTAGATATATTGTCAAACTGGAATATAAAAGGTGTACCTACATAGGTCATTCGGTGAATAGAACGCTCTAGCAAAACCAGACCAAACTCACCACCACGGATTCCTACAATCTGTCCACCATCAGGAATGTCTTGATAGTCAGACTGAGTGTTTACATTTTCTACCCAATCAGTTTCATCATTGATAGCTGACCAACGTACACGATACTGCTGTTGTGTCGTTTCTAGCGTATTTGCAACTACAACAAAGTCACGCACTACAGTAATGTATTTAGCAATAGGCGCAGTAGCAGCCACTTCAGCAAATGTGCTAGAAGTTCCAAGTACCCAAGATTTCAACTTATCAGCGTTGTTGCAAATAATGACACTCTTACCAAACTGAGTAAACCTTACTCTTTCGTTTGCGTTTGTTGTCAATCCAGTATTTGTCTGGGTCAATGTGCCAGAGCCACCAACTGTATAAATCTTGGATAGTCCAGCAGTAAATAATACTGTGTTTCCATCAGGTGCTTTAGCTGCATACAAAGAAGTTAAGTTCTCTGCTGCTGCGCTTGATAAAGATACTGGCGTAGGAAATGGGCCATAACCAATAGCTTGAGACACTACGTTCTTAGCGTCTGTCAACGAGCCAGAAATACCTGACTGGTCAGGCATCCACTCGCCAAATGTTACCCTTGTCGTAGCCATGTATTACTTCCTTGAATCTGTGTAGTCCATGTATTGTCATTAGCAGATACTGGAGTCCATGTATTTGCATCACGAGGAACAGTAGTCCAAGTATTTGAATCTGCGCTAACTGGTGTCCAAGTATTTGTGTCACCAGAAACAGGTGTCCAATTATCACCAAGGATAACGCCTTTAGCTGTTATTGTTGCTAAACCTGATACGGAGGCTACTCCTGCATAAATTGCAGACGCATTAGCGACAACACTAGCATTGGCTTCTATGTTGGCAATTGCGCCAACAATCAATCCACCATTAGCAGTTACTGTTGCATTACCAGTAATGAAGGCAATACCTAACTGGATTCTTTGTGCATTAGCCTCTAAGAACGCATTAGCAGTAATACTTGCACTAGCGGCTTGAATAATTTGACCAGATGCACTTACATCTGCATTTCCAGTAATACTTGTTGTTGCAGAATTAACCTTAGAGCCAATAGCAGTTACATCAGCGTTAGCCGTGATAACAGCCACGCCATTTGCTATTCTCTGTCCATCAGCAGTTACGCTTGTTATGCCTTGTATGTCAGCACTACCAAACTGAATACGCTGACCTGATGCCGTTACATCTGCATTAGCAGTTATAGATGCAGAACCATAGTAACCAATTGAAGCAGAAGCAGTTACTGTAGCCGTACAAGATACAGAAGCTACGCCACCAAATATTTTGTCAGCATTTGCAGTAACAGTAGCATTAGCAGTTATATCTGCGACACCATCCCACAAATATACTGTAGCCCATAACTCAGAATCTAAGCTAATTGCTAGGCTATCAATGCTAGAACTAAAAGCGTCTAAGCCCTCTAGCACCCAAGGGCCTGTCACATTCTTCTGTGTAGTCGAGTTCCAATCAGACGAGTCTAAACTTAGCGTAAGGCTATCCAATGACCCAAATTGGTCAAGTTGCTCAAGCGTAAGATTGACTGTCGTACCAGCCATATCAAGCCAATGTTACTGACAAAGAACCTGTAGCAATACGAAACACATCACCAGTTGCAATTGTTTTAGAAGCATCTAGTGGTGTGTGATACAACAAGTTACCTGCCGTAGAAGCATCACGAATTCCAATGTGTGTGATTGTTCCCCATGAGCCACCAGCTTGAGGGAATTCCACGGCAGCAGAGTTTGTAGAAGCACCATTGCTAGGCGCACCAAAAGTAACTGACTGACGAGCATAACTAGTACCAGAACACTCTGTTCCAGTATCAGCATCAGTTGGGTCAGTTGTATAAAGTGCTACATATACAGTTGTAGGTGTAGTGTAGCTAGTTGCTCTCAACGTCACGTTAATAAGAGCATTTTCCAAGTAGTTAGACATTTCAGCCATGATTTCACCTTGATGTTAATTTGATTGACAGGGGTACACCAGAATACTGAGTGCTTTCATCAGACTTAGTGAGAGAAGAAATTGCTCTATCGTACATAGTTCCCCATGTATTGATACGAGCATCGTTCATTAGATAAGGCTCAGCTTCAATCAAAGAAGCGTAAAGCAAAGCATCTGGCGCATTTAAAAGAAATGTGTTTGATGTATTATTAGTAGTTAAATACGCTGGCGCAGCGTAATAAAGCATTTTCAGCGTATAAGCCGCATCAGGAATAGGTGTCAATTGAAACTCAGCAGCCAAGATTGTGTAAGACCTTGGAACACCAACTTGTGAAGTTCTTGGGTCATTAGACAATGAAGATGGACTAGAGTAACTCAATGGAGTTATTGGGTTTGTCATTACAACAAAGTCACGAATCTCTAAGAAGTCACTAGGAACTTCTACAGTTGCATCAGCAGACACAGTTGAAGTCGTAACAGACTTGAGCATTTGACGAATCCGTAGCTCTCTACGCAGACGATTCTCAGCAAATGTAATAAAGTCAGGAATCTGGCTTGTTAAGTCAGTCCTAGCCAAATAACCAGCTATTGAAGTCTGTAAATCAGAGTAAGTAGCAAAACTCATACAACTCCTGTCCGAGTTCTAAAAACTCTGTTATCACGCTCATTTAACCATGCTTTAAAACGCTTTTCATCAAGCACATCAAAGCCACGCATGATTCCCTGTTTATTCAGTTCATCAATAACAGTGAATGGAATAGATGCAACCTTATTACCAAACAACTCATCAGACCATTTAGCACGTTCATCAAAGGAGTTATATTCCTTTTTGTTCTGCTCAATAATGTCTGTAATGTCTTGTTTAGTCTCAATGACAATTCCACCTTCGCCATCAGCATGGACTACAGAATCTCTAAATTTGACAGGGTTTTGCATACACTAATTCTATCAGTTTTGCTAGAAAAAGAAATGCCCCAGATGATTAGTCTGAGGCATTTTTGGAATCACCTAGTGATTAGGTCAAGTCAGCAATGATGCCGTGTGCAGCTTCGTTCTTAACTTCCAATGTGAACTCAGCCAACAGTTGTGTAGATTCAGCATCACCAGTAACAGCCAACTCATTGGTCTGGAAGGGACGCAGATAAGCTACGGCAGCCATGTCAGGGTCAAGCACAAATGCAACATCATCAGCAGAGTTAGTGCTGTTCATATATCTTGAGGGTACCACGGACAAAGTTCCGAAGTCACTCAGGTATACATCAGCCGCACCAATTATGGTAGTAGGGGCATTTGATGGGGCCATGTAACGCTGAGCAGCAATACCAGCAAAAGCAGATACTGTTTGCTTGTGAGCAGGAGTAACCATCAAAATTTTAGGATTGCCACCTGCGGTATAAACACCACGAACAGCAGTCTGCAAGAAAGCCTCTGTGAAAGTGCGGTTTGTGCCGTTTGTACGAGCAGTAGTACCACCAGAACCAGCAACACCAGAAGTACCGCCAGAGTAAGTAGTAGACAACCATGCTTGCAAACCACCCAAAGCACGAGCAGTAGAGGAGTTACCATTGGTAGCAACTTGATTGCTGAGCAATGTCAATTCCATATCACGCTTGATTTCAGCAGATGCTTTAGCCAAGTTATAAGCCTTTTCAGACTTACGACCAGCTTTATCTACTGCTTGCAAAGTGTTAGAAATCTTGATTGTCTTCTGTGAAATCTGGCAACGATTTCCCACACGAGTCGTAGGAGAAATAGTAATGTCAGATGCTGTCGCACCTTCTACAGTCACATTTAAAGCAGCACTTGCAAGTGAGTCCGTTTGCCACTCATGGTAAACAGCAGTTGCTTTAG